GGATGCGCTGGACCGTGCGTATCCTGTAGCTTCAACTGTCCGCTCCGAGCATCCTCTCATCGGCCCCGCAGACGTCTCCCGCATGACTCCTCAACATGCCGCCGAAGTTTCTCGAATGCGCGATACTATGCAATATCGTGCCGCTACCATGGACGAGACGGCCAGCAGGACTAGTTTTACCGGCGCTCGGGATCACGAAGACCCGCTTGACGATCTCGAAACAATGGATAGCGGATGGCCGAATTATTCGGGAGTCGATAGATGAACTCGATACCAGTTACGGCGCAAGTTACGCCTGGGCAATACTCGATCGAGCCGATATCGCTCTCGCCCGTTATATGAAAACTAAAGTCACCGCGGCACGCTCACCGATCAAAGCCATCCTGAACGAACTCCCCGGAGGCTGGCTGACCGCCTTCGCCGTCCTCAAGCACGTTGCCCTTCGAGACGCTGAATCCGAGGAAGCGCGCATCATGGCGGCGTGGGAAGAGGTTCACTCGGTCCACGCTGAGAAGACCACGGTCGAGCTTGTGATCGAGGGCGCTGGCATTACCGAATCACATTTCCTTGGCGTAGTGTGCGAAGCGTGCCACGTTATGAAAGTGAACGTAGCCAAAATGCTGCGGGCGCTCAATCTCGATGAGGTCATGGAAGCCGGTATCCGGGCCGCCAAGAAACCCTCGGGATTCAAGGACCGCCAAGCGATCCTCCAGAGCGCCGGGCTTTATCCTGCGGCGACCGGCACGATCATCAACAACTCTCCTATCGCCATCGCGCACGCCAATCAAGCCGTGGAAACCATCGAAGGGCTGGACGGCTTCGAGCGCGATACCATGGACTCTACCTCGTTCCTGCGCGGCCTGGAGAGCGGCGGCAAACGCCTAGAATCTCCAGCTAATTTCGTAGATGTAACCCCTGTGCCGGTAGAAACTCATGACCGAGAATGATCGCGCGCTCGCACTCCTCGAAAGCGGTAAACCTCTCGAAGCCGTACCTATCCTCCGCGAGATCGCTTGGCGTTCTCCAACTTACAAAGCCTACCTGAACCTGGGATCTGCGCTCCGCTCCGCTGGCCAGTTCGACGATGCCCTGGCTTATCTGAGCCGCGCGATCAAACTCGATGCCTCTGCTCCCTATGCCTGGCTCTCGGTGGCCAATGTGTTCTCCGACACCGGCAATTTCTCGCAATCCCTGGCCTATTACCAGGGTGCGTTATTTCGCGCGCAGCATGCCGAGCCTGACCTGATGCGCCAGTGCGCGCTCGGTGCCGCCCAAGCCCACCTGCGCGCCCACGAGTATCACGAAGCCTGGCCGCTCTGGGAACTTGGCCGGTTTGGATATTCCTACTGGGCACTCCCTGGCACCCAGAGATGGCTAGGGGAGCCCTGTTCTAGTCTGCTAGTCGTGTGTGAGGGCGGCTTCGGCGACGCCATGTTATTCGCCCGCTGGCTGCCTTTCGCCAAGACCCGCGCCAAGCACATCAAGCTGCTGATCTGGGACCGCATGGCAGACTTCCGCGACTGGCAGGCTCTCGGAGTAGATGAGATAATCCCGAAATCTGCAGAGATTGATCCTACCGGCATCGAATACACCACTAGCTGGATGAGCCTGCCAGGGATCGCGGGCATGCGCTCGACCTTGGACATCCCAGACGATACGCCGACCTTCTTCAAAAAGCGTGATCTAGGCTATATCGGCTTCTGCTGGCGCGCAGAAGAGAACAGCATCATACGCAAGATCCGCTCGCTTTCCTGCGCTGACGCCGAAGCCCTTGCAACCCGCCTTATGGCTTACGGCATCGTGATCTCGCTCTGTCCGCGCGGCAAGTATCTCTACCGTCCCGCCGATGAACCGTGGCCCTCGAACGTCGTCCAGGATGAGCATTTACTAGATGGCTGGCATCATACGGCGTCGCTCATTACCGGCTGCAAGTTCATCGTGACCGTGGATACCGCTATCGCGCATCTCGCAGGTTTATGTGGCGTCCCGGCTTTCCTCCTCCTGCCCTGCGCCTCAGATTGGAAATGGGGCACCGCTGAAAACCAGGCTACTGATCCCTGGTACGGCCCGCACATTCGCTACTATCGCAACTCGAACCCCTGGTCCTGGAACGTTGAAGATATCGCCGTGACCCTGGCTGACTCGGTGCCTGAATCATGTACCACCCCCAAGTAATCCAGACCAACATCGACAGCCAGCAGGCCGAGATCAACGCCAGCGCCCGCCAATCTCGCGATCCCAATCTAGAAAAACTCGAACTGCAATACCACTCTGTCTCCGAAGTTCGTGCGGCCTGTTCCTATTTCTCCGAACGCCTGCGCCAATATGAATCCAATCTTGAACGCGACCCGAAAACACCTGCCCTCAAATTCAACCTGGACGAGCGGCGATGGATTCGCAATGAACGTATCATGTGCCGTCTCGACTTCCTCTACTGGGCCACGCGCTACGCTTATATTCGATCTCGCGACGGCCAGCTCATCCTCTATAACCCGAACGTGGCTCAGCGTATTGTTCACACCCTGCGCGCTGAGAATGAACTGGCGCGTATCGCTATAGCCTTCATCCAGCTCAAAGCCCGGCAGCTCGGAGTTTCCACAGATACCGAAATTACAGTGTTGCACCGGGGCCAGTTCTACGCGCATACCAACGCCGTCGTCGCCTCTAGCGATCCAGACAAATCGACCAAGATGGCAGGCATGATGGAGCGCGCGTTCGACAACCAACCCTTCTACCTGAAACCCAACATCCGCCAGGTGATCGGCGAGCTGATCGAATTCCCGCTACAGCACTCGTTTATCTCGATCCAGCACGGCTCACAGTTCACCGGCATTTCTCGTGGTGACACGCCGACCGTCGCCCACTTGTCCGAGCTGTGTGATTTCAAGAACGCCGAAGACCTCGTAGACGCCTCCCTGATGCGCGCGATGCACGATTCCCCGTGGATGTACCTGGTCCTCGAATCGACCGCTCAGGGCCGCCGCAACTGGTGGCACGATAGCTGGGCCTACGCCAAGGCCAACTGGGAATCCCGCCGCGCTAGATTACGTCCTATCTTCCTGCCGTGGTTCGTCGGCACAGACCTCTATCCTACTGAAACCTGGCTACGCGCCCGCCCGCGCCCCGCTGACTGGAAACCCGCAGGTCACACCATCGCGCACGCCGACCGCGCCCGCAACTACGTCCGCTCCAATGATCTGCTGAAGCGCTTCCTGGGCGCTGAATGGCAGATGCCGCTCGATCAAATGTGGTTCTACGAGATCGAGCGCGAGGAGCACATGGCTAAGAATGAGTTGAACAAATTCCTGCAGGAGATGCCCGCCGATGACCTTGAAGCCTTCCAATCCACCGCCATCAGTGTGTTCGATACCGATACGATCAGTTGGTACCGGGACGAGGCGGGACGAAGAGATCCTGCTGGTGTCTATACAATTCTCGGAGACGATATCCCGGATCGGCTCCGCATACCTCAGCGACAATGGGACTACGATAAATCTCCTATTATCGTTAAAGCCAACTGGCATCCGCAGCTCTCGCTAGAATATACCCTGCAACCCGTGAAGTGGGAAGGCTACTCCTCCGACAGCGAGCACGGCAAGCTTCTCATCTACGAGCATCCGCAGCCGGGCGAAGAATACGGCTTCGGCGTAGATACCTCCGATGGCCTAGGCAAAGATCGCAGCGTGATCGAGGGCTTGCGCAAAGGCGATCTCCATCGCAACGACCTGCAGTGCCTGGAATACGCCAATCCCTACGTGAACGCCTTCGATCTTTGGCCAATCTGCATGGCGATCGGCTCTTACTACTCCGTGCGGCGCAACGGCATGCTCCAGCAACCGCGCATGGCGATCGAGTGCAAGGGCAACGGCGAGGCCACTCAGAACGAACTCCGCAAGCGTGGCTGGTCGAATTTCCATCTCTGGGTCCGCTACGATACCAAGAAAATCCGCAAGTCCCATTCTCAAAAGCTCGGCGTGTTCACCAACTACTGGTTCCGCACGATGATGATGGATTGGATCATCAAGTTCCTGCGCGACGGCTGGATCGATGTCAATTCTCCCTATCTGGTAACTGAAATGGAAGACCTGGAGCGTGGTGAAGAAATCCAGGAACTGAAGGCCACTTACGGCGGGCACGATGACCGCATCATGGCGATGGGCATCGTTCTCATTTCTCTCTACGACACCGAGATCCGCACCGGCGGTCGCGCTCCCGGCGTCATGCGCGCAACGCACAAGCGCACATCCGACGAGAAATATTATCCGACCTTCGAGGAGCAGAAATCCTGGCAGACTCACGACATGCCGATGTATAACTCGCCCATGGAATCCTACCTGATGGCTCCCACCGATCGCGACTGGCGCAACAACGACCCGCGCTCTATTCTTTTCGGTGGCAAGCCTGAACCCGAGACAACTTTCAGCGAGTACGATATATGACCCCGTTGCCCCGCGAGCTGCCCCTCGCACCATTCCAAAAGCGCCTGGTTTACCTAGTCTGCGAGGAAGGTCTGCTCTATCGCGAGGTAGCAGCGAAGTTGCGCATGAATCCAAACGTCATCAAGGTCTACATGAGCGCGATTCACAAGGCGCTGGATACGCACTCGCTAACCCAATTGACGGCACGGTATTGGAAGCGGAAGATCGAGTTTGATCTGTGATTATGCATGACATCAAAGTGGGTGCCAAGCTCGCACCGCGTGAGGTAAAACTGATGCAACTGATCTGCGAGGAGGCGCTTTCATATAAGGAAATCGCATTTCGGATGAACCTGACCATTGTGACTGCGCGCGCCTACGGTGCCGGTGTCTTTAAAAAACTCGGCTGTCATACTACACTGGAGCTGGCCGTCCGGTACTGGCAGCGTAAACTAGCGGAGTTATCATGATCTGCGAGGTCTGCAACCATGACATCCAAATCGGAGACTACCCCTTCTGCCCGCACGGGTCCATTCGGAACGCACATGCCCAGGGATTTGATCCGATCGTTGTTCACGTATCGCAGGATGGCAACTATCGCTTCCCTGGTTCGGTTGATGCCCCCGTCCCAGAGGGATATCGCAAGGTTGAAATCCGCACGATACAGGAAGCTGATCGAGTCTCTCGGGAAGTCAACGCTTCCGAAGACGCGACGCTCCGCTCCGTACAGGCCCAAACGGAAACCAACCGCCTAGCGACGCGCGCCCGCAACCGCGAGTTCATGGACTCCATTCGCCATAAGCTATCGCCCGCCGCGCAACAATATCTTGATCGCGCCCGGGAGTACATGGCCCAGAAAGATCAGCGCCGCACCAACTCCCGCCCGCGCTCCACGAATTTCCACTTCGACGTATTCGCTCACGACAGCAGCAATCGCGAAGCCCACAGCGACGAAAGAACCGGATGGAAGAGTCGAAAGAGCTAGCCCGATACCGCGAACTCCTTGCCGACCGGCCCGAGAAATTCACCGGGCGCGAATCCGACTATACTCCTGCCGCCAAGAACTCTACCGCCTACTTCTGCAAAGACTGCCTGCACTTTTTCATGGGCAAAGTGGCTGGTTACAACGTGTGCGAAGTGGTACGCTTACACCCAGAGATGTCGATCGAGCCCAAGGCCAAATGCAAATATTGGACCCGCACAGGCGAACGATTCCCGCTGTTGAGGAGCCGTGTTTGAATTCTTCCACGCACCTGTGTGCCCCGGCATATCGAAACGCATCAGGGTGCTGCGCGAGGGCCTTGTACACTTGCGTTGTGACGGCACCGTGGAGATCTACGGCTACGACGCTGATGGGATCGTGTATGAGCTGTCCAAAGAGGAACAGGCGCGGCGGCTGCGGATTATACGCTGTGATCTGCTGAAAAAATAATGCCTAACTACCGCGATTCCGACTGGAAGATCCCGCCGTTCTATAACAAAGACGGCACACGGGTTGGCTCGGATCGCAAGATCGGATGGCTACGTGAAGCAGTCCAAGAATCCGAGAACCTCAATCGTGTACAACGATCGTATATTGACATGGATCGAGCCCTCGACGTTATTGCAGGCGTCAGCGCTTCAGATACTAGACAAGCCCGCACTTTATCCGGTGTTCGTGTCAATCGCGCCAAACGCAATGTCCGTGAGCTGGTCGCCACACTCAGCAACTTGCGCCCGATGTGGGGCTACAAAAACGACAACCACGACTATGACAAACAAGCCGTAATCCTGAACAAAATGGTGAACGCGTGGTGGTTGAACACGTTCGCCGACCGCGCCATCCGCAAGGCCCTGCAATACGCCTTCGTCATGGGCTCCGGCTATGTCTCTCCGATCTGGGTCCGGGATTTCTGGTCAGCAGGCCGTGGCGACATCCACCTGAACGTCTACGGCCCGCGCGATATTTACTTCATCCAGCTCCCCTCGGATCACAACTTCCAGAAAGCCTACGCCGTCTCGATCCGTATCCGCACGCCCATTCACATCGCCCACATGATGTGGCCGGATAAAGCCGATCTCCTGACGCCTACCTACATGGCCAGCGGCCCTCTCAAACGCGGCATGGGCAGGGTCACAGGCTTCGTTACCCCTATCCTGCGGCGCTTCGGTGTAGGCCAGGCTCGGCGCGAAGAAGACGACACTCCCTTCCCGATGGTCGACATCTATCACACCTACGTGATGGACTCCGCGATTAACCTCGGTCCCGAGCCGCGTCAGATGGGCGAGCCCGATACCAACTGGCAGTACGAAGTGCCCGTGTTCGGTTCGCAGATCCCTACCGGCATGGTCGATCCGCAGGGCAGGCCGCTGACGCGCAAGGCCGATCAGGAAGACGCGATGTTGTATCCGAATCGCCGTCTGTTCATCGCTGCGCTAGACAACAACGTCGAGTTAAGCGATGGCCCGTCACCGTGGTGGATCAAGGGCGTTCCTCTGGTTCAATTCAACATCGACGATTGGCCCTGGGAGATCAACGGCTATTCTGCCATGCGCGACATGGCTCCGATCCAAGCCTCCAACAACGGCCTGATGCGCGCTGTGGACGACGCCGCCAACGCCCGTCTGCGCCCCAATGTCTTCTATGACATGAAGATCCTGGCCAAGACCCTGATGGACGATCTGGACTTCCGCGCCGGTGGTCAATCGATCCCGGTTGACATGCAGATGATCGACGCGCCGATCAAGGCCATCCTCGACCCCCGGCACTACGAGGTTCCCAACTACATCCCGGAATGGATCAAGGCCCAGGAAGAACGCATGGATCATGTGTCAGGCGTG